CCAGCCCTTACAGGTGCAACCTTTAACCATTGCGTAGGCTCTTACTCAGGGGCTTCTAGTAGGGTTGTTGGGTTAAATGGCGCACCAGATGTTTCTAATACAGAAACTACAACAGTGTCCGGCATTGATAGACTTACTATGGGTACGGATTCAGATAGCACGCCTTTTTCATGGTTAAACGGTGATGCATCTGTATTTAGATTAATGAACTCAGCTATAACCGAAGATCACAGGGTTAGTGAGTACGATAATATTAACAGCCCATCAACATTCTGGGCTACTGGTACACCATTTACACCTGCTGTTGGCGGTATATCTATAACAGCAGAGAGTGGATCATATTTACATACCGGTACTGATGCGCAACTGCTAACTGCTAGAATATTAAGGGCTGATTCAGGCGATTACTTATACAGTGGCTCAACAGTAAGCTTACTGAAAGGCTTTAAGTTAACCGCCCAATCAGGTTCTTACTCTTATCTAGGGCAAGATACTGCATTAACTTACACGCCAGCCGGTGCTTTTATATTAACTGCTGATAGTGGGGGTTATGCCTATGCCGGTAGCGATGTTAACTTTAATCGTGATCGTGTTATAATAGCGTCAAGCGGAACTTACAATTATAACGGTACGGACATACAGATAATTTTACCCGGTCAGATTTGGACAGATAAGCCAAGCGTTTCAACTAACTGGAATAATCAAACAGCAACAACAACAATTTGGACGGATAAATAATGGCAACATACAACAAATTTAATCAAACAGTCGAAGATATGGCTAACGGTGTTTATAACTGTGCAACAGATCAGTTTACCGTGGCTTTAACGGTGGCAGCACCAGTGGCGACAAATACTGTTCTCGCTAACCTAACAGAAATATCATATACAAACTTAAGTTCAAGAGATTTAACCACATCATCATCAGGCCAAACAAGCGGAACGTTTACGCAACTATTCGCTGATTTAGTTTTAACTGCTTCGGGCGGGCCAGTAGCCGCGTTTCAATACATTACTATATACAATAATACTCCGACCTCACCATTAGATCCTTTATTGTGTTTTTATGATTTTGGTAGTTCTCTAGCATTAGCTGACGGTGAAACTTTAACTATTGATTTCACCACAAGTACATTCACACTGGCATAAATAATTTTAAGTCGAACAACCTATAAGGACTCGATACTATGAACACACAAAAAAGGTTAGCGCCTTTTTTATTTATCCTTTGTTATAAAATAAGGGCTAAATAAGGGTTATGGCTAAATCAAACACAACACTAAAAAAGGGTGACAACTTACCACCAAGAGGAAAGGGTAAGAAGTCACTAATGCTTGACGCCATTAAATCAGTGTGTGGGAGTGAAGAAGAATTCCTGAAGCAAGTTGTTACTATTGGCATGGGAGGGCAGACATTAATAAGCGCCCCCGATGCAGATGAAGAAGAGTATGAATACAAGCAGCCTAACATCATGCTGCTTAATATAGTTCTAAATAGAATTGAGCCACCACTTAAGGCGATAGCCCCTATGGTCGAGTTTGAGTTTAATCAAGAATCAAAGCCTCATGAGCAAGCAAGCCAGATACTTAATGCAGTATCTAATAGTCAAATAGCTCCTGATATAGGCCAAATGTTTATTAGTAGTATAAAATCTATGATCGACATAGAAGAATACACAGATCTAAAAGACAGAATTGAAAAACTAGAGGCTGCTTTGAATGGGGAGCCTTAGAAATAGGCTAAACACATTGGAACCAATGATACTTGCCCAGGCTGGAATGTTAGAGCATTCAGTTTATGGTATTGTTGACCGAGTAGATAAAATAAACGGTAAGCTTGTCCCTCATATCCTTAGAAGATGGAAGGGTACAATTGGTAATATGGAGCCAAGCGAAGAAGAGCCAACCATTCTATTGATTGCAAAGTTAGAGCCTCTAATATTAAAGCACAAGAAGCACAAAGGCGCATGGGGCGGGAGAGGTGGCACTAAATCAAGAATGGCACAGGATTGTGTTGTTGGCGATGTTAATTCATGTGGCTCAAGAGTGTTTGTGATGCGTGAAAGAATGAAAGCTTTAGAGCAATCAATTTACGCGGGTATAGAGAAAAGCATAAAAGATTTAAATATTAGCGGGTTTAATTCGTTACCTAGTAAGTGGAAGATAAAGCACAAAACAGGTGGTTTACTTCAGTTCGGTGGGTTACAAAACGTTATTGATATGAAGGGTGCTAGCAACTTTAAAATATTCTTAATGGAAGAGGCGGCAAAGACAAAGCAAAATACTATTGATGTATTAGGGCCAACATTGCGAGATACTCCAGGCGCTGAACTTTGGTGGCTATGGAATCCAGAAAGCTCACAAGACCCAATGAGTCAAGAGTATATAACTCCGTATCAAGCGCATTATGATAAACAAGGTTACTATGAAGATGATCACCATTTATTTATCAGGGTTGGCTATGAAGACAATCCTTGGTTCAAGTGGGATGAATCGCTACAGCAAGAGCTAGAAAAAGACACACAAAAGCGTGATGATGGTAGAATGAGCCGGTCGCGCTTCAATCACATATGGGGCGGTATGTTTAACGATGATGTTGAAAACTCAGTAATACTTGCAGATTGGTTTGATGCTTGCGTTGATGCTCATCTTAAATTAAATATTGATGTATGTGGCGGAAGGGTTACAGGCTTTGACCCTTCAGATGTTGGTAGCGACCCCGCAGGATACGTTGACAGAACTGGCGTGATAGTTACTTGCGTTGATGAAATTGAAGCAGAGAACGGAAACAGGAAGTTTGATATTGCAGCATTAAAGGCTAGAAACTTTGGTTGTGATTCTTTCGGTTGGGACGGGGACGGTTTAGGCGCTATATTGCGAGACCAAGCAGATAAGCATTTTAACGGTACTAATGTTAATTATTTTATGTATAAAGGCTCAACATCTGCGCATAATCCAGAGTCAGAGTTTAGTAGCGAAAACTCAAATGTTCAAATAGAGTCAGGGCGAAAGGTTAAAGACGTATTTGTTAATAAGAAAGCTCAAAACATAATTGGCATAGCTGAGAGGATATATAAAACCTATGAAGCTGTAGCTCACGGAAAATATCACAATCCTGAAGAATTAATAAGTTTTTGCAGTAAATCAATAAAGACAGACATGTTACAAAAACTTAAAGCTGAAGCATGTAAAACACCACTAAAGCCAAGCACGGGCATACTGTTTTATACTAAATCAGAATTAAGGAAGGGTATATCATTACCAGACGGAAAGCGAATAAAGATACCATCGCCTAACCTATTTGATGCGCTAGCGATTTCTTTCGATGAAGATGCTACAATACATGTACATAAATGGGCAGACACAACAAGTTATCAACCGGTAGGAATAGTTTAAAATGGCAAATATAACAGAAGGCGAGCTTTTAACTGTTATCAACTCTAAACAGGTTGATGCTGAAAATAATAGAAACAGAATACAACAACAAAATGATTTTTTAGAGCGAAGGTATAATGCAGAGTATTATGGAACAGAAGTTCCTGGGCGTTCTCGTTTTGTTTCTAATGATGTGAAGGATGCGGTTGAGTCTGCTCACGACTCATTAGTTAGAATGTTTTTGGGTGCTGGCTCTATTATAAAGTTTACCGCCAAGAATCCAGAAGATAAAGCGCAGCAAGCGGAGGCAGAAGAAAAGACGGCCTTTATTGATTGGTTAATAAGAGGGCAAACAAACTCCTATAAGACACAAAGCTCTTTTTTGACTGAGGTTTTAAAATGCAAAGCCGGTGTTCAGAAATACTTTTACGAGGAAACAGAATCCACAGAAGATCATGCTTGGGAAGGGCTGTCTATTATTGAGGTGGTAGAACAACTGCTTGCTATGGGTTTTCAGTTGGCGCTTTCTAAAGATGGTGAAGAGTCAGAATTAATATCATCAGCTAAAAACAAAGAAGGAAAGGTTGTTTCTCATAAAGAGAATGATGATGGAACGTTCGATATAAAGGTAAGAGTTAAAACTCAACGGCAAGAAATCAAATTAATTACTGTTCCTACTGGTTCGTTTTTATTGTCTACGGGTGCTGATAATTTAGATGATGCTGAATTGATTGGCGATGAATCATTCAAGACGCGCGGTGAGTTAGTTGCAGAAGGTCACAAGAAAGAGTTTGTAGCTAAGTTGCCATCATCTTCAATTGACGGCCAATCATTTAGAAATATATCGATTGATAGTACGGGTAATATACCGCAATCAGACTTTAGTGAGTGGGCTAGCCAATTAGTCCCTATCGCTGACTTGTACGTCAAAGTTGATTATAACGGTGATGGCATAGCCGAGCGTCGACATATTCAAAAATCAAATGACTTTATATTATTTAACGAAGCTTTCGATCATGTTCCTTATGCTACCGCATCATCTTTAATTGTTCCTAATCAGGTTATAGGTGAAGGATGGGGTGAGCAAGTTGTAGATATAGCAGAAGTTAATACGGCTATTACTCGCGGTACATTAGATAACATATACGCTGTGAACAATACCAAGAAAGCGGTTAGAGTTGGTAAGAATGGTGTTAATATGGATGAGGTTTTATCTCCTGGTATTGGTGGCGTGGTTCAAGTTTCAGGTGATAGGCCGTTAACCGATATGATTATGCCACTGGTTACTGAGTTTATCGGCGATAAGTCTTTACTGATTAAACAGCATATGGATCAAATGAAGTCACAGCGTGTCGGCGGTCAGTTATCATCGCAGGGTTTAGACGGAGATTCATTAGCAAAAGAAACAGCTACTAGATTCACCGGTATAGAAAAAACAGACCAAGCAAAAGTTGAAAAAATAGCACGTAATATTGTCGAGATGGGATACCGTAAAATATACGAAGGTATTGCATGGCTAGTTGCTCACTATCAAATGGATGAGGTGGAGTTTAATGTTATAGGTAAAGCTTTAAAGGCTAATCCGTCTAACTGGAAATACGACAGCAACGTTGCGACTGAAGTCGGTTTAGGTTCCGGGGATAATCAGAAAGTCGTAGAGAATATGACAGGCATGTGGCAAATATCACAACAGTTAAAAGCTGAAGGTTCACCACTTACTGATGATAAAAAGCGCTATAACATTCTAAATAAAATGTACAAAGCTTTAGATATTAAAGACACTTCGCTTTATATTAACGACCCTGAAGAGCCAGCAGAGCAATTACGCGCTGATAACGAACAGTTAAACGCTATGGCATTACAGCAACAACAAGCTATCGAGGCGTTAACTCAGCAAGTGACGCAATTACAAGCACTGTCAGAGGTTGAGCTAGTTAAAGCTCAATCTAAAGCCGAATCAGATAACAAGAGCGCTGCATTAGGTGTTGCTCAATTACAAGAAGATGCGCGTCAATTTGATATAACAGCAGCACAAAAGGGCGTTAAACAAAATGAAGATACCGCCATTAAGTTAACTGAAATGGAACTTAAGAGCGGTGAAGACATACCGGGAAGTGTGGTTTAAATTGTAAAGCCCTCTTAGTTGAGGGCTAATCCCTATTTAAATACACTCTTAACCACAAAGAATATAAATGTTAACGGAGCTAGACCAACAACAAAGATAAACCCTATAGAAATACCTAGTTGAGTATTTATGTTTGACGGTAACTGCGGAGAGCCTTTAACGCCAACTATATAAATAAACCTAACCAACATCACCACATAACTAATTAATATATATTCAATCATCTTCATATTATTTTTCCTCTAACCCTTTAATTGATAGCATTAAGAATTCATTATCCTTAGCTGTTGCGTGTTTGTGTGTATTCCACCAAGTGAGCTTTCTATTTATAACTAATAGGAACTCATTCACAGTGTAACCCTTCTTTCTTAATTGCCTTGTTGCTTCGTTCATACTGTCTCGCGTAGTTAAGTTATTTGTCTATCGTAGTTCAATAGCTTTGGCTAGTCAAACGGTTAATTATGATTTACTTAAAAATAGTGGTAAAATAAAACCCTACACAATTTGAATAACCTTTAGGACTCAAATGAGAAACGAAACAGAATTAGCGGTCGATATTGATAACGCAAAGCAAGCCGAATCAATTGTTAACCATTCATTGTTTATCGCATCTATGAAAACGTTAAGAGCATTAACTATAGATAAATTTGAAAACCTGGGGTTTGAAGATACAAAGCAAATGCAAGAGTGCAACATTAGATTAAATTTGATTGATGAGTTTGAAATAAACCTATCAACAATTATTCATAGTGGTAATGCAGCACTTAAGTCATTAGAAGAAATTCAAACATTTAACCAGGAAATGAAACGATGAGCGATGAACAAGTACAAACACTAGAAGAAGTAGTAAACGTATTCTATCCATATGATAACGCGGAGCCTCTCGAAGTGCCAACCGACGAAATTATCGAGGATGAATTACCAGCAGAAGAAGAGGTTGACTCTATTGATGATACTGATTTAGACGCTGAAGAGTCAGAAGGCAGCGAAGAAGAAGCTGATGAAGTCGAGGACGTTCAATCTGTTGAAATAGACGGAACTGAGCATAACCTAACCGACATTCAAGAGTGGAAAGAAGCGCATGATAACGTAAAACTCATGCAAGCCGACTGCACTAAAAAGTGGGCTGAAGCAGCAGATTTAAAAAAAGAAGCTGAAGCTCAGTCGACAAAGGCGCAAGAATTGGTTTTAGAGTTAGAGTTAATGGTTGGCGAAGATAAAGAGTTAGATCTCGAATCTTACAAAGACATTGAATCTGATAACTACGACCCTGACGAGTACATTAGATTAAAGGATAAGGCAGATAAGCGAGAAGCCAAATTAAAAGAGCTGAAAGCAAGTCAGCCAGTACAACAAACACCTTTAACCAAAGATGAACTTGTTGCAGAGAGTAATGATTTTTATAGTTACGATCCTGCGTGGCAGAATGAAGGGCAATTAACGGAAGCATTCCAAAAGGATATGGGTGTAGCTGGGGCATACTTGAAGGATTCAGGGTACTCTCAAGCTGAAGTAAATGCTATTAGTCATTCTCACCACTGGAAAACAATTATTGACGCTTCAAAGTTCAATGCACAAAAGAAAAAAGTAACTTCAATTAAAAAGAAGGTACTTAAAACGCCAAAGGCAACAAAGCCAGCGGCACAAACTAAATCTAAGTCCGCAGAAGATATTTTTTACGGCAAATAACGAGAGGCTATTATGGCTACTATTGGAAACGATGTATTAACGCTTACAGATTGGGCTAAGCGTAACGATCCACAGGGTAAAACCCCTATGATTGTTGAAATGTTATCTCAGTCAAACGCGGCACTAGAAGATATGCCGTTCAAAGAAGGTAATTTACCAACTGGTGAACAGGTTACGATTCGTACCGGTTTGCCAACTTCGTATTACCGTCAAATCAACCAGGGTGTACCTAAATCAAAATCAACTACAGCGCAAGTTGTAGAAAACGCGGCAATGCTAGAAGCCCGTTCAGAGGTTGATGTTAAGGTTGCCAAGCTAAATGGTAATGTTCAAACATTCCGTTTAAGCGAATCTAAAGCATTTGTTGAATCAATGGGTCAAACTCAATCAACGACACTAATGTATGGCACAGCTTCAAACCCTGAAGAGTATGTAGGTTTTTTTCCTCGATACAGTGATACTTCAGCGGCAAATGGCGAGAATATCTTGTTAGCTGGTGGTGCAGGTTCAGACAATACCTCAATCATGTTAGTTGGCTGGGGTGATCAAACTGTATTCGGTGTTTACCCTAAAGGCTCTAAAGCTGGCATGGATCATCAAGACTTAGGTGAAATTGATGCCTTTGATGATAACAACAACCGCTTTCGTGCATACTCTGATTTGTATACATGGGATAATGGTTTAGTTGTTAAAGATTGGCGTTACGCTGTACGTATTGCAAACATTGATGTTAGTGATTTGGTTGCTCAAACTGGAACACAAGCGGCAACAGCGGCAACAGCAATTATTAAATTAATGGCTCGCGCACAAGATCGCTTACCTAACATTACTTCAGTTAAAGACTGTTTTTATGTTAACCGCACAGTTGCCTCACACTTACGCCTTGCAGCTCTTGATAAAAGCTCTGCCGCAGTAACAATCGAACCAGCTATTAACCAGTTTGGCGACAACATTCATCAGCTTATGTTTTTAGGTACTCCAGTGAAGATCATGGACACTATCTTAAATACTGAAGCAGCGATTTCTTAAGGGGATATATTATGATTATCGATTCAAAACAAGCTTTCGCTGACGGTCAGGCTTTAACAGCTACAGCGGTTTCAACTAACGTTATTGATTTAGGTGTTGATCGAAACATTGGTCCAGGCGAGCATATGGCAGTAATGGTTAGCTCTTCAGTTGATGCTGGCGGAACAAGCCCTACATTGCAGGTGGTTGTTCAAACTGACGATAACGCGGCATTTTCCAGCGCTACCGCTATCGGCACTTCAGCGGTTACAGCTGATTTAGTTGCAGGTCAAAAAATCGTTGTTCCAATTGGCTTAACAAATGAACGTTACTTGCGATTAAATCTTGTTACTGGTGGAACCTCACCGACACATACTATTGATGCTTATTTACAGCCTTACTCAATGATTGACGATAAAACTGATTACAATAACAACTACGACATAGTGTAGGTGATGTATGAAGGTTAAAGCTATCAAAGCTGGCTTTTATGGTGAGCTCAGAAAGAAAAACGAAGAGTTTGCTATTTCATCTAAAAAGGACTTAGGTTCCTGGATGGAAGTAATAAAAACACCAGTTAAGGCGAAAGCTAAAGAAGAGTAACAAACAAGGGAGGGTAAAGCCTCCCTTTTTATCTAGGGATTATCATGGCGTTTTCAACTTACGACGATTTATTCAAGACCATATCAAAAAGAATAGGGCGCGGAACCAGTTTAGACACTGAAATCGATGATTTTATATTGTTAGCTGAAAAAGAGATGCTAGCAAATCCATCAGAGTCATTAAAAATTAATGAGGCTGAAACTATATCAACCGCATTAACAACCACAACAACCAGATTTTTAGCATTGCCAACCGGCTTTAAGAGGTCTAGAAACTTCTCAATAACACTTAGTGATGGCATAGGTAAGCTAACATACAGAACACCAAATCAAATGGATGTCAGGAACGATTCTGGCACTCCTTGCTTTTATACTATTCAAGGCAACGAGATTGCATTTGATATTTTACCCGAGGAAGAGTGGACAGTAACTATTGATTACTTCAAAGACTTTATTCCACTAACCGTATTGAATCAGACCAATATCATTCTGGATAAATATCCGAACATATATTTATTCGGTTCTCTTCGTCATGCTTTTATTCGTGCGCAAGATGCAGAGCAAGAAAATGTTTATACAAGTAATTTTTTAAGTGCTATTGAGTCCGCTAACTCATCAGAGTTAGAGCAAAGAAACGGCAGCATGGCACAAGAAACAGTAGGATGGTCTCCTTAATGGCATTTCAAACCGTACCAGTAAACACAACAGGGCCATCTTATCAAAGCAGGTCGCGCCCACTGTCAAGCCAAGTAACGCAGAATTGGTATCAACAGTTTAGTGAGTCAGGCAAGGATAAATATGTATTGCATTCTTTCCCTGGTTTAAAGTTGCTAGGCAATACTAACGGTATTGATCGCGGCTTTCACCGTATGGCTGAAATTCTTTACCAAGTAAAAGGCACTTCTTTATATGAAATTGACAAGCTAGGTAATCACACATTAAGAGGTGCTATTCCTGGTACTGGTCGAGCAATAATTAAAGACGATGGTATTAATATGTTTATCGTTACTGACCTAAAGGTATGGAAATATTCAACAGATACCAATGCAGTAACAGAAGTTACAGATTTAAATATAACAGGTGCTAAATCAGTTGATTTTTTTAACAATCAATTTATTTACACTAAAGATAAGTTCTCTACTGTTTCAAATGTTGGTGATGGCTCAACGGCTAGCGGTTTAAATATCATAGGCGAGGAAACATTGCCTGATGACTTAGTTAGAGATTATGTTTTTGAAGAAGTTATTTATCGAATGGGTGTTAGGTCTATTGTTGGCTGGTACAACTCAGGCGTAGGTTCTCCACCTATTGAAAAACTACAAGGCAGGATATTTACAGTAGGTTTAGCGGCCATTAACTCGGTGGCAGAAACAGATCAAGCTTTTTATTGGCTAGGTGATGATCATGCTATTTATAGGGCGTCCGGCGGAAGAGAGGAAAGAATAAGCACTGACGCTATATCAAACGAGATACAAAAATACTCGATAGTTGATGACGCTGTAGGTAATACTTTTACATTTGAAGGGCAGAATTTTTACCAGATAACCTTTCCAAGTGGAAATAAAACATTTGTTGTTAATGAGTCACTAGGAAGCCAGGGTTGGTTTGAATTATCATCAGGTGTTAACAGTCCTTTACAATCATCTAAATATCAAGGCGCGTCAATAATAAGCGCTTACGGTCAGAATTTTGCATCTGATGTTAGTAACGGCAATGTGTACAAATTAGATTTTGATACATACACGAACAATAGTGACCCAATACAAAGAATAAGAGTTACGCAGAGCGTTAATGGTGACTTGCTCGGAGCTAAAGGTAAGCGAGTTCAAATGTCTTGCCTTAAATTGATTATGGAAACAGGTGTAGGCTTGATTTCCGGTCAAGGTGACGAACCTCGTATAATGATCGAATACTCAGACGATGGCGGTAATTCTTGGAATGGTGGTTCATGGCCTGAAGTTGGTCGACTGGGCGAATTCACATTACAGGTCGAATGGTTTGATTTAGATTCTTTTTATGATCGTATATTCAGAATATCAACAAGCGACCCTGTTAATTACTCTATTTACTCCGCAACTATTGACTTGCGTTTGGCTGGAAAATAATGACTAATCCTGTAAACCCGCCACCGTTCTTAAAAATACCTAAAACATTCCTTCAGGATAGGGAGGTAAGGGCGTTTATAGAGCAGCAAAACACTATTATTTTTCAGTTGTGGCAAAAACTAGGGGGGAGCAACGACCCTATATCAGACCTGAGTAACTTTAGCACTAACGGCAATAGTTCACAGGTTCAATTTTTACAACAGCAAATAGACGGCTTACCTGAGTTCACAATGGACACAGAAGGCTTCACGATGGACTCAGCTGAGTTCACAATGGATAAGGTGATTGCGTAATGGCTAGACAAGTATTAAACCCTAATTCTGTATCACCTAACGATAAATTAGGCGATACACCTTTTGATTATACAGCTAAGCTTAACGCTATGACGCTAGAGTTATATAATGACAACTTACAAAGTACAATAGTGGTCAATCAAAGCAATATAGCTACAACGCTGGGCGGAGCTATAGATAGTACAAAGGTTTATGTTATTGATGGAATTGTGGACTTTACCGGAACAGGGTTAAATATAGAAATACCTGCTGGCGGATTGAATATGGTTGGCTCAACATTCGATATATCTAAAATTAAATGCTCAGACGCTAGTTATACTTTATTTACATCTGCGGTGGGCGGCAGTGGAAACGTTTTAGGTCAAGATTACGCTATAGAAGTAACAGGGGTAAGTTCTCAAGTATATAACTTAACTGATGCAACAGGGTTTAATGCTTTTGAATTCTCAAGAATAAATTACAACGATTGCTCATCATTAGGAACTATAAGCAACTATAGGCAAGGGCTAGAGGTTGGTACTGGCAGGTTTGGCGGAAAGCCAGAATTGACACTTGCAGGGACTTGGCTTGGTGGGTACTTTATAGATACTTCAATAGTTAGAAATATGGTTGACG